GACTTGCATTTCAAAAAAACTTTCCCGGAAACAGAGGCAATTACCGCCCACATTCCCCTCGGAACGCATTTTCCCAGCCAAACAAAAATCCCCGAAAAGCCAGGCGCGAAGCCACTTTTCGGGGATTTTACTTTGGAGCTACTGATCCGATTCGAACGGACGACCTGCTCATTACGAGCTATAAAAGGGACTTTTAATGTGTTGTGTCGTGTTGTTTCATTGTCAAATAAATTGCGTGATGCAATTATTTTGTTTGTCCGATGCTGTATCGTGCAATCTCGTTAATTACTTCGATTTTTCGAGGATGTTGCGGTTTTTGTTGCGGTCAAGTTGCGGTTTTTAAGTATCCTGTTTATAGGATGAATACGAGCCATCAAGAGACACGACGAAGCAGAATCAAATCCAAGCTTTCTTCTTTTCTGGCTGCTTCAAGGCTTCCCTTACCGTCTGACCGACCCGGCGGATGCTGTCCTCGTTGGCATGGGCGTACATCCGCAGCGTGGTGCTGCTGTCAGAATGCCCCAGCCGTGCGGCGACGCTGACTACATCGGCACCGTTGGTGATGGCAAGACTGGCAGACGTGTGGCGCAGCTTGTGCGGGTGGAAGTGCTCTATCCCATACCGTTTGCCAAATCGCTGGAAGTAACGAGTTGGAGTGTCTGGGTGCATAGGCTCCGGGCTGTCGTCCTGCGTAAACACCCAGCGCACCGTTACCGGCTGACTCTGCCGCAGCTCCTGCAAAAGCGCGGCCACGTCAGACGAGATGTCTACAACGCGGGTCTTGCCGTTTTTGGGCAGAGTCTCGTACACGCCCCGCTCGGAGGTGTACTGCAAATTCCTCTCGATGGTGATCGTGTTGGTATCAAAATCCACCGACTGCCATTGCAGCCCGCAGGCCTCGCCCCGGCGGCAGCCCGTATCGATAAGCAGCAGGATAAACGCCCGCCACTTGAGCGGCTCGCCATCCAGACAGCGCAGAATATACCGCGTCTCCTCTGCAGTAAAAGCCTTGTGCTCTGTAGGAAGGGCTGCATCCTTCGACTTCCGGGGGCGCGGAACCTTGTCCATTGGATTCCGGTCTATCGTATCATCCAGCAAGGCAGCCTTAAACAGGTTATGTAGTACAGCATACACCTTTGTCACGCTGGCGAAGGCAAGCTCCTCTGACAGACTGGAAAGTAACGCCTTTATCATGGCCGGGGTGATTTCCGGCAGCAGCACATGGCCCAGAGCCGGAAAGACATGCTGCTCCAACAGCTGGGTATAACTGGCCCGGGTCTTTTCCGCCAGCGTGGCGGCTTTCTCTGGCAGATAGACAGCTTCGGCATATTGCCGGAAGGTTTTGATTTTGGCCGCCTCTACGGCTTCCGCAGCGGCCTTTTGCGCAGTCTCTTCGCGGGTCAGCACTTCCCCATCCGCCAGCTGCTGCTCCAATTCAGCGGCGAATTTCTGCAGCTCCCGCTGAATGGTGCGCTTGCTCCATGTCGGCTCTGGGCGGAAGGTGCGCCAGACACGCCGCCCTCGCCCATTGCTGGCCTGCACCTCGTAAATGCGGTTTCCGTTTTTGTCAAGTTTCTCCTTGAAACTCGCCATAAAAATACACCTCCATATGGGTACACTTTGACAAGCCTGCCCGGAGGTGGTACAATACAGTTGTCTTAGGGCTGTATTGTTCCTCGTGAACAAGCTGTTCTTGGAAACGCTCTCGGTGCGCCAACACCGGGGGCGTTTTTTATTTTTGAGCCAGATCAAACAGATATGCGCTTGCTTCTCCAAGCTCAGACTTCTGGCCGTCTGTCATGTAAGGCAAATATGGTTCAAATTCCTGATAATATTTTTCTGCCCAGTTCTGTTTTGCCTTTGCTGTTTTCAGGCTCTCGATTTTTGCCTGATACTTTTCTTCCGTTCGATGAATGATTTCCTTTACAGCATCATCTCGGAAGCTAAGGCTGCGATATTTCTTCAAATCATCAGTAGTACTTACCTGCGCACCATACTTTTTGCACTTTTCAAGTTCCATCAAGCGTCCAACGCAAAAGTCATATCTTGTAAAAAAGGTGGCCGGTTCCGTGGTCGTCTGAAGGATTTTAGCGCTTTCCTGAGCCTGCTTCAGAAACTGTGGAGCCAAGACCTTTGCATTCGCGCGAGAATCAACAAGGCCAGTCTGCCCCATCCATTCAGGATTGGGATTATAGACCGATTCGAGTAGTCCTTCGCATTTATCACTATCTTGAGAACGAAATTCCTTTGCTCCCGCGATTCCTCCATATATAACGCAAAGAATTAGAAGAGAAACCCCATATGCTATAAATCCAAAAATGAATGAAACCAGAAATCCGTCATCTTTGAGATCAGCAAGAAAAACCAGCACACCAATCAGAGCACAGACAACAGTCACTGGCTGTGGGATACTAGTGTACTTCGTTTCAAACTCAGGTTCATCCATATGTGATTTCCGGGATGCTTTTGGGATTGGTTTTGCTGTAGATTTACTACCAAATGCCACCCGCGAAACAGAATGTGCCAATCGATTCATGCTTCGGTCAAACGATTTCCCAGCACTCGCATATTTTTTTGAATATCCAACCTTGTTCTTTCTTGACATATCAAGTTCCTCTTTACCATTTATCGGAACACCTTCCGGCACTCCACAACCAATCCTGCAATTCGCACCGGCGAGCGATTTTTTCACCCCACCCAATGCGTCCAGCCCACGGCCTTGCCCTCAATGTGCACCTCTTCCAGCTGGGAGCCGGTGTAGACCATGGGCGCATAAGCCGGGTTTGCGGGCATCAGGGTCAGCGTTCCGGGGTTGTAATATACCCGCTTGAGGGTGGCTTCGCCATCAATGCGCACCGCCGCGATCTCGCCGTTCTCTACCTCCGGCTGTATACGGATATACACCACATCTTTATCGTGGATACCGGCGCCCACCATGCTGTCACCGTGGCAGGTCAGGGAAAAGTCGCACCGGATGTTCTCCGGCACGTCCACCATCTTTTCAATATTCTGCTCTGCTGTAATGGGGTCGCCGCAGGCTATGCTGCCGATCAGGGGGATCTTCTTCATCTTCGGCATCGGCTCAAAGCCCGGCGGAATGGGAGCGGGCGAAGTGGGCTTGGGAGTCGGCTGCTCTTCCCAGCCCATCAGGTAGGCGGGAGTGGTCTGCAAAATCTTCGCAAGTTCCGCAAGGCTATCAACCGGGACCTTTTCAATATCTCCTTTTTCATATCTATAGATTGTGGCAGGAGAAACCCCGAGACGCTCTGCTACCTTTTCCGCAGAGAATCCGATTTCTTTTCTACGTTGCTTCATTCTTTCGCCGGTGGTCATGTTCATCACCTCTTGATAAGAGAATACACGAAAAGTCGCAAAATTGCAATAGCGTTTTGCAAATTCAAAAAAGATTTTCGCAAAAACGCAAGTCGTCTATTGACTTCTTGCTTCTGTCGTGTTACTCTATGTGCAGATACTCGCGTTTATGCGAGTCACGAAAGGAGGTGAACCACTCATGTCTACCAACATGAATCTTCTGCGCGGCAAGCTGAAAGAGCGCGGTGTGACCCAGCAGGAACTTGCACAGAAAATCGGCATGGATTCAAGCACTTTGTCCCGCAAACTTGCATCTGATGGTCTGGAATTCACCGTCGGCGAGATGCATGACATCGCCGCAACCTTGAAGCTGTCCGCCAACGAATGCAAGTCTATCTTTTTGCTCTGATACTCGCATTTTTGCAAGTTCCGTTTTCAAAGGAGGTGAACCACATGGACAGTAACAAAAAGCCCCGTGCTCCTGAGGAAGAGGAGCGCGGAGTGCAGAAGATTCAACTTGAACAACTGGACGAGCGTTTCCGGTGCGAAATTGACGGGATACCCATCCAGAACATCAAGAGCTATTCATGTGTACAGTCCAGTAATGGAAACATTTTGCTGAATCTGACACTCGAAATCAATGCGGCAGTTGTGTCAACCACGATAAAAGCAGCGAAGAAATCGAGCTTGTAAGCCAAGAGTGCTTTTCCATGGTCTCAGAAAAGCGCGACAACAATCCTTTTTGAGCAGGCACTTCGCCATTCACCATCATCTCGACAAGGGAAATCAATTTTTCCACCTGTTCCCTGTCTGGTGTATTTTCAAATGCTGCGCGTTCACGCATTTCTTGAAATCCCATTTGATAGTTGATGGTTGCATTGCTGGAATTTCCAATCACTGAGCCATATGCATTCCCAATATTATACACAGCTGTTTCGTGTTTTTCTCTGGATTGCGTATATTCCGTTTCGCTCAGACTATAGGCTTTGATTTGAATGGCCCTCACGAAAGAATTTCGTACATCAATAATATGAAATCTCTCGTTTGCAGGGTTAATGACAACATCTCCAATTTGAATGTCGCTTCCCGGCTCAAATCCAATATAAGCCCGACGGGTAGCCTTTTCATGATTGGGAAGGCCCTGAAGTGTTGCAACGATTTCGCCATTGCGCTCTATTCGCATTTTTACGCTTCCGAATCCGCAAATCATATTTTCACCCCCTTTCCTTGCAACAGTATAGCACGGGAAGGAAGCCACCCACAAGGAGGTACATATTCACATGAACGACTTACAGATCTTCGCCAACCCCGAGTTCGGGCAGGTGCGCACCGTCGAGCTTGACAGCCAGCCGTGGCTCGTCGGCAAGGACGTCGCCGAGGCGCTGGGGTACAAGAATCCCGGCAAGGCCATCATCGCCCACGTCGATGAGGATGACAAGCGGCTTGAGATGCTGTCGCAGGGGGCAGATTCCCAAAATGGGAATGTGTCCCCCTCATCCAAGACAGCCCTCATCAACGAGTCCGGCCTTTACAGCCTGATCCTGAGCAGCAAGATGCCGAAGGCCAAAGCCTTCAAGCACTGGGTCACAAGCGAGGTTCTGCCCGCCCTGCGCAGGAACGGCGTGTATGAGACCGTCAAGGCCCAGCAGCACATTGAGCAGCTGGAGGCCACCAACGAGCGCCTGACCGCAGCCATTCAGGCCGTGAGCACCGCTAAGGAGCAGCTTGCGGAGGTCACTGACCTGCGCAATGACTTCATCAAGCACCGCGACGATTACAAAGCCCGCTTCATTCAGGCCAAGGCCAACTATGGCAAAATCTGTGACAGCCTCCGTCAGGCCGAAGGCCTTGTGGCCAAGGCACAAGCCGAGCTGGACAGCCGCATCGACCAGCTTCAGATCATCGCCTTTGGCCTGCCCGGCTTCGACCAGATCATGGCCGACATCTTCACCACCGAGAAAAAGGAGTGACCGCTATGAGGAAGCATACTCCTCCCGTCCCCTCTACCCCATTCATGAATGTCCGTGATGCTGCCCGGGCCACCGGGCTTTCGGAATACTACCTGCGCAAAGAGCTTGCTAAAGGCACCATTCCTCACCTCAAGAGTGGCCGGTGCATCATGATCAACGTCCCCGCCCTGCTGTTGCAGCTGGGTGTGCCGCAGAAATAAAAAAGGAGGCATCCGCATGAGAATCAAATCTGGCGTCTGGTACTGGCTGGCGGTGGCCAGCGGTGCCGTCGGGATGCTGTACGCACTTGGCTTTGCGGGCAGCATCGAAGCCCTCGGCGTCATCTCCGACACCGACTTCATCACCGCGATGGTACTGCTGTTGCTGGCGTTGTTCTTTGCCCGGCTGGGCGACCATGCCGCAGAGCGCGAAGTGCAGCGCCGCAAGCACATCGACCGCCGCCACGCCCGCACCAAAGAGCCGGAGTACCGGCAGAACCGGAGGGACGCATGAACGCAAAAAAGCCCGTCGGTGCTGGAACACCGGCGAGCCTGCAAAGGGATGATGGCTTGAACCCCCATCACCCCGAAGAATAACACACTTTGGAGGTTTTAGCAAGTGGATATTATTTGTAGAAAACTCGCCAACGAGATGATCTACGCCTATCATGCAGGGCGGTTTTGGCGCTGGGACGAGGGGCAGAGCATCTGGAAGGAGAGCCATCTGATGGCCCAGAAGTTCGAGCGTGCCAGGGCTGCGCTCAAGACGCTGACGCCGGAGTCCTTCTTCTCCGATGGCGCGGAGTTCGCCCTGCTGGATGAGTACGAGATTTCCCTTGACATGGCCGAAGCGCTCAGCATCGCAAAGCCCTGCAAAAATGCACCGATAGACCCGGTAGAGGAGGGATCCGAATGTACAACTGCCCCGACTGCGGATGCTGCTGCGACCATGACAAGCCCTGCTGCCAGCAGTTCGGCGGCGGCAACACCGACCACCTCGGCGAGCGAGGCGGCTGCAAACGGCTTGACCCCCGCGCTGTCCCCGCAGAGCAGCGCATCGGCCCCTGTTGTTCCTGCGGAGACTTCTTTTGCATCCGCAGCTGTCCCCAGCTTTGACTTCTCGGCTCTGGGTGATTTGTCCCAGCAGGCCGCAGACGCCGACCAGCAGTTTGATTTGCATTACGGCGCGGCGCAGGACGAATACCTGATTTCCTGCATCTACCTCGCCCGGATCCACGCTCTGACTGCCAAGGCGGGCCGGTATGGCGGCGGTACATGGACAAAGTGGTATGAGAGCAAGGGGTTAGGCGAAGGAAGCGTCCGGCGGATGATTCAGAACGGCGAAGCTTTTAATTCCGCCAAGTTGGCGGAATTAAAACAGCTGCCCGAACTAACTCGCAGAGACCTGAACCTCATCGCCCGCAGCGGCTGCGCCGACCAGTTGACCGAAGCCGCCGGAGACAGCCAGCGGGTGCAGGAGCTTTTAGCCCAGCTCAAGGCCAAAGAGTACAAGCTGAACGAAACGCAGGCCAGATTGAAGAGCGCCTGCATTCAGGAGCAGGAGTCGCGGGACGCAATGAATACCGCCAATGCTCAGCTGGAAGCCGCCCTCGCCGACATTGATGGGTTACAAGAGCAGTGCGCTCAGATGTCGCAGCGGGCAAACGACGCAGAAGAGGCCCGCATCGCCGCCCGGCTTCAGTGCCAGAAAGCCGAAGCGGAGCGTGATAAGGCTGAGGAGCGCGTCCGCAATGCCGAAGAGGCCCTGAAGCACCAGCCCATCGTAGGCATCGTCGATGAAGAAGAAGTTGACCGCCGCGCTGCAGAAAAGGCATGGGGCCTTGCAGATGCCCGGAACGCCGAACTCGCCAAGGACAACGCAGACATGAAAAAGCAGATAGCAGCTCTCAACTCCAAAATCAGCGACGCTGCACAATCTGATTTCGAGAATGCAAACAATATTGCCTTCTTCTGCCGCCGCGCATGGGACACCGGCAAGGGCAGTTACTCCCGCCTGGTCGGCGAAGACTTGGAAACGACCTTTGCCAGCTTATGTGAAACATTGAACAGCATCCGTGAGGAAGCTGCACGGCTCTGCCGTCAACCGCCGGAATATGACGGAGGTGAGGAAGATGAGTAATCCGCTTGCCCGCAGAGCCCGCATCAAGGATCTTTCCAACAAGGCCGAGGGCATTTTTCAGTACGTTGGGAACGACAATGTGCTGTTCCGGCTCATCAGCACCGGCAATAAGCTGACCAGCGACGTCAACTATGCTGTAGCTCTGTTCACCGGCTTCGCCCGAAGCCATCAGCTGGGCAGTCAAGAAACCCGCCGCACAATCGACTCGATTTATCGCCGGGTCGGTGAGCTCATGTGCCTCATCGACATCGTTCACGCCGCTGCTGGCGAGGAGATCATGCCTGAGCCGTATGAATCCATAGATTTCTGCTACATGACCGAGTACCGCACCATGCTACGGGAGGCCGTCATTCGTGGGATGCCGGACAACTACAAAGGCCCGGCGCAGAACCCCTACACTGTCAGCCTTGTGCAGCCGGGCGTTGGCCACGGTAATGGTTACACACTGGACGAGTACGATGACGATTTCTTTGCCCGTTTCACTCGCCAGGAAGAACCCCGGGACCGGAAGCTCGTCTTCCGTTGCACCAAATCCGAGCTTGACGCCATCAAGCGTTATGCAAATATCATCGATATTAAATTTACCGAGGAGGAAATTCACCATGCCTGAAAAAATGAACCAGTCTCCTGCTGAAATGCTCAACCAGAATGCGGCTGTCGCCCAGAACGCCGAGGTGCCTGCACCTGCTGCACCTGTCACCCCTGCCCGTCAGAGCTACGCCGAGAAGGTGCAGGGCCTGACCATTGACGAGCGCAACTGGATGCTTGCAAAGTCCAAAGCCGCCGCGATGGCGCAGCTGCCCGAAGGTTTTCTGCCTCAGACCTACACCGGCAATCCCGGCGCGTGTGCCATCGCCTGCGAGATGGCCCTGCGCATGGGCGTCTCGCACCTTTTCGTCATGCAGAACCTTTACGTCGTCCATGGTATGCCCACATGGAGCGGCAAGAGCTGCAAGGCCCTCATCGACAACTGCGGCCAGTTTGCAGGCCGCACCCGCTACCGCATGGAGGGCGAGGAGGGCACCGAAACCTGGGGGTGCCGTCTGATCGGCGTGGACAAGCTCACCGGCGAAAAGGTCGAAGGCCCGAAAGTCACGGTCAAGATGGCGAAAGACGCCGGGTGGTGGAACAAGAATGGCAGCTACTGGCCCAAGATGACCGAAATGATGCTCAAGTACCGCGCCGCCGCTTACTTTGCCCGCGCCGAGTGTCCGGAGGTCCTGATGGGCGCCAACATCGACTACGAGGTAGGCGCTGGCGACGCCGAGGAAGAGGGTGCGGCCCATGCTTAATGTTGTTGCGCTGATGGGCCGTCTGGTCTACGAACCGGAATTGAAGACCACCCAGAACGGCACCAACGTGTGCAGTTTCCGCATCGCGGTTGACCGCAGCTTTACCCGGCAGGGCGAAGAGCGCAAGGCCGATTTTATCGATGTCACCGCGTGGCGGCAGACCGCCGAGTTCGTCTCCAAGTATTTCCAAAAGGGCAGCATGATCGCCATCGAAGGCAGCTTGCAGACGACCTCGTATCAGGACAAGAACGGCAACAATCGCACCAAGGTGGAGGTCGTCGCCAGTAACGTGAGCTTCTGCGGCAGTAAGGCCGCAGAGCGGGCTGTCGTGAAGGATTTTGACCAGCAGACAGCAAATCATGTTCAGCAAGCAAAGGCCGCACAGAGCGCTCCACAGGCCCAACAGACCAGTTTTGCCAGCCAGAGCTATCGCGCCGAACGCAAATCACCCGACGGTCAGCCGGTCGCTGTCCCCGACGCAGAAGCACACGATTCTGATGGCTTTTCCATCATTGATGACAGTGACGACCTCCCCTTCTGACCGCTGCCGCTGTGCTATCTGGCGATACGGGCGTTCCACTCGAAAGGAGGTCAGTCCGTGGGCATCGACCCTTCTCGCGGCTTCGTTGCCATCCCGCGCGGCCTGACCGACTGGGAATGGTATTCGGAACCCAACACTGCCCGGCTGTTCATCCACTTGCTGCTCACCTCAAACTGGCAGGAAAAGCAGTGGCAGGGCATCACCATCCACCCCGGTGAGCTAGTCACGAGCCGCGCAAAACTGGCAAAACAGCTCAGAATGTCTGAACAATCCGTTCGGACAGCACTTATGCATTTGCAGTCAACCAACTGCATAACCAGCAAAGCAGGGCCAAGATATAGCGTTATCACGATAAATAATTACGCTGAAATTATTGGTTCAACCAAGCAATCAACCAGTAATCAACCAGCTCCTAACCAAGACTTAACAAAGATAACAAAGAAAACAAGACAGTCGTCGTCTGCGTGCGCGACGCCCGAACCGACTCCGACGAAGGCGACCTCTCCCGTGGTGTTGGAGTTCGAGCAGCACATCTGCAAGCTGAGCGCCCAAGGGAAGGCCCAGCTGACCGGATACGCCGACCGGCTGGGAGAAGAGTTGGTGCTGACTGTCATCGGCAGGTGCGCTGACCTTGGTGCCTACAGCTGGGTGTATGTCCGCAAGGCGCTGGCGGAGGCCGAGGCGCAAGGGTGCAAGTCCGTGGAAGAGTACCGCAAACTGCATCCAACCGGCAGCGGACGGAAGATCCGGGTTGACCGTGCAGAGCCCAGCGGGAACGATTTTCTCAAGAATGCTGGGCGGAGGCGACCGTTGAAAAAGAAAGGAGCATCTGAGTGTGATGATGGAAGCGCATAAATCAGAACCAAGCATCTGCTTCAATCTGGACTGCATGGAGGGAATGAAAGCTTTTCCTGATAAGCTTTTTGACCTTGCTGTGGTAGATCCGCCATATTTCAGCGGGCCGGAACGCCGAGGGTATTATGGCTCACGTGTCAGTAAAACTGGCGTACACCGTGACTATCCTATCACTCCGAAGTGGGATGTTCCCGGAAAAGATTACTTCGACGAGCTGCTTCGTGTGAGCAAGCACTACATCATATGGGGCTGCAACTACTTCGACTATCACTTTGCACCCGGCAGAATCGTTTGGGACAAGTGCAACGGCGGGACTTCGTTTTCTGACTGCGAAATTGCTGCAACCGACCTGTTTGATTCTGTCCGCCTGTTCCGGTATATGTGGAACGGCATGATGCAAGGCAAAAGCATTCACGAGGGACATATCCAGCAGGGGAACAAAACCCTGAATGAAAAGCGCATCCACCCGACTCAGAAACCGGTAGCATTGTATAGCTGGATTTTTCAGAAATATGCCAAGCCGGGACAGATGATTCTTGACACTCATGTTGGAAGCGGCAGCAGTCGGATTGCCGCCTATGATGCCGGCTTGTACTTCACCGGGTTTGAAATTTCGCAGGAGTATTTCCTCCTGCAGAAAGAACGCTACAAGGCATACACGGCTCAGACCGATATGTTTCATGCAGAAGGAGTAAACAAATGCGAATCCAATCATTGAATCAGCGCGATGATGCAAAGAAGGATGATGGCTCTGCAGTGATAGAGCTGAGCGGTCTGGAACTCATTGCGCTCAACAATATCTTGTCCAAGGTCTCAAAAGAGGCAGAATGCCGTTCTGAAATGCTTTTGAAAATGACCAGAGTGGTACATACCGCAAATTCCATCGTGCAGCATAGCAGCCTTGACAAAATCGATTTTCACAAGATGGAGGAGCTGGCATGACCTACGAGGAAAAGATAAACTGGCTCTTCCGCTATCGGGAAGCCGAAAGGCTCTATCAGCGGCTCTCCTACCGGCTGGCAGAGGCGCAGGAAGCCACCCGGCACATCACCCAGAACCTCAGCGCTGCGCCGGGCGGCAGCAAGGATGGGCAGAGCCTCGCCCGGGCAGTAGAGCGTGAAGAAGAAGCCGAACGCCGTGCCTACGCGCAGCTGGCAGTTCTTGATGCCTTGTTTGCGGAGATCGATGCCGTGCTTGTGCAGCTGGACTCCGCCGAATACTGCGCTCTTCGCAAATACTATCTGGACTGCCTGAAATGGGAGCAGGTAGCCGCAGACATGAATTTCACTTCCCGTGGCATTTTCGCCCTGCGCCGCCGGGCCATTGAACACCTGAAACTCTGAAACTGTGCAGTATCCGTTCATTGTGCGTTCACTCTCTTCCGGTGTAAAATGATACCATCGGCAGAGCCGGAAAGGCCCACCGATACACGCAGCCTCCGCACCATGTCCTCCTTGACGCTTGACCGCATGGTGTGCGGGCTGCTTCTATTATGCCGCCTGAGCGCAATTTGGTGCGCGGCGCGTGTGACCAGACACGGCTGGTTCGATTCCAAGGGCGGCACCATGACGCTGCGCCCCGCCGCAGCAACAGCCTGACGCATGGCCTGCGAAACCGCTTGGGGCTGGCGTGCCGGATGGGAGTCCCTTCTTCTTCCCGTGAGAGTCCGGCACACCACCGGAGGCCCCGAAATCCGCAGTGGGTTCAAGGATACCCCACCGGATGTGCGTCAATCACCCTGCACAGAAATGTGCGGGGATTTTTTATGCAGCCGTAGCTCAGCCGCGAGAGCGCTGGCGTGACCAGACGGACGGAGGGCCGCCCCATCCCGGCTGCTCCAACTTTTTTGCAAGAGAGGTGGTGAGGATGACCGACAAGCAGGCACGATTCTGCGAAGAATACATGGTCGATTTGAATGCGACCCAAGCAGCCATCCGCGCCGGATATTCCCCAGCAAGTGCCAAGACCGTGGGGCCGCGATTGTTGGAGAATGTTGGAGTTCAGAAGCTCATCGCCCAGCTTCAGGCTGAGCAGAGTCGCCGCACCGGTGTATCTACTGACCGGGTGGTGCGCGAGCTGGCAAAGATTGCCTTTGTCAACGCCGCTGACCTCATCGACCCCAAGACCGCCTCTCTCAAATCCGATGCCAGCCACGATGACCTTGCCGCTGTGCAGTCAGTCAAGGTCAAGACGTTCGGCGAGGATGGGCTTGAGCAGGAAGTGAAGCTGGCCGACAAGCTCCGCGCGCTCGACCTGCTGGGCAAACACCTCGGGATGTACAAAGACACTTCCGAGAAAGACCCCGCCGCAGATGCTCTGGCAAAAGCGAAGGAACTTCTGGGAGGCGTGGACAGTGCCATTGACTGAATTTCAGCAGGAATATCTGCGCAACTGCAATCACCGTTGGAATGTCAAGACCGGGGCGACCCGCTCCGGCAAGACCTATCTTGACTGCGCCGTCACCATCCCGAAGCGCATCTGTGCGGCCCGGGGCGAGGGCCTGCTGGTCATGCTGGGCAACACCCTCGGCACGCTGGAACGCAACGTGCTGGAGTCCATGCGCAGCCTCTGGGGGCCGGAGCTTGTGGGCGTCGTCCGCACCTCGGCCTCTGGCAACATCGTGCAGCTCTTCGGCCACAAGGTCTATGTCCTTGGTGCCGACAACAAAAAGCACATTGCCCGCATCCAGGGCGCGGCCTTCGAGTATGCCTACGGCGACGAGATCACTACCTGGGACGAGGGCGTTTTCCAAATGCTCAAGAGCCGCCTCTCCTGTCCGCACAGTCATTTCGACGGCACCTGCAATCCGGAAAGCCCTTCCCACTGGTTCAAGAAATTCCTCGACAGCGACGCGGACATCTATTGTCAGGCCTACACCATCGACGACAATCCGACTCTTCCGGCCCAGTTCGTGGCCGACCTGAAAAAAGAGTATACCGGCACCGTCTACTATAACCGCTTCATCCTCGGGCAGTGGATGGCCGCGAACGGCGTTATCTACCGCCTGTTGGCCGACAGCCTCGCCGCCGGGGATAGGCGTTTTTTCTGGCCCGCCGAGAAGCAGCTGCACCCGTGGCGGATCCGCATTGGCGTGGACTTTGGCGGCAATGGCTCGAAGCACGCTTTTGTGGCGACGGCCATTCTCCCGGGCTGGTCCGGCGTTGTGGGGCTGGCGTCCCAGCGCATCGACCCGGTGGCGCAGGATGCCGACTTTCTGGCCGACAAGCTCATCGAGTTCTGTATCGCGGTCTTTGCCCGCTGGGGTGAGATTCAGTACATCTTCTGCGACAGCGCCGAGCAGACCCTGATAAACCACATCCGTTCCCGCCTGCGCCAATGCAGACTTTCCTGGCTGGCCGACCGGGTGGAGAACAGTGCCAAGATAAAGATCACCGACCGCATCCGGCTCACCTGCATCCTGATGGGCGGCGGACGCTTCTGGCTCATGCCGGAAGCTGCCACCCTGCGGGATGCCCTCGCTACGGCCCTTTACAGCGGCAAACATCCCGGCGTAGATGAGCGCCTCGACGACGGCAGCACCGACATCGACACACTGGACGCCTATGAGTACACCATCGAGCGCGATTTCAAGAGGTTGACGAACACATGAACATCACCGATTTTCTGGATCATCTGCATAAAACGCGCGGGTGGCAGCTGGATGCCGATTACTACAGCCAAATCGAGACATGGCGGCAATGGTGGAAAGGCAACGTACCCGGCGTTCATACCCGCGCCGCCGAGTATGCCGACGGCACCAAAAAGCGCACCATTGCCTCCCTGCGGATGCCCAAACGGGTCTGCGAGGACTGGGCGAATCTGTTGCTGAACGACCGCACCACTTTCCAAATCGCGGACGCTGCCACCGCCCGGTATCTTCTGGGCGACGATGAGCAGCAGGTGGGCGGACTGCTCCGCGACCTGCACTTCTGGACGCGCGCGAACGCGCTGGTCGAGAAAGCGTTCTGGTCCGGCACAGGCGCTTTCGTTTTGAGCGCTGAGAATATGACCGTCGTGAACGGCAAGGCCGTCCCCAGCCCGGACGTCCGGCTCCGGCTGGACTACGACCCGGCCCCCTGCATCCTGCCTCTGCGGGTAGAGCGGGGCATCGTGACCGAAGCGGCCTTTGTCTCCGAGTGTCTGATGGACGGCAAGCCCGCTGTCTACTTACAGACCCACACCGGCGACGAGAAGCGCCGCACCATCCGCAATGAATGGTTCCGCGTCACCGACTCCATGTCCGGCACGCCGGTGTTTTCTCCGGTCGAGAAGCCCCCGAAAGGCACGGTGGAAAGCGTCACGGTAGAGGGCTCCCCGCCCTGGTTTGCGCTGTTCAGCCCGGGAGCTGTCAAGAACCTCGACGGCGGCAGCGGGCTGGGCATGAGCGTCTTTGCGGAGGCGCTGGAAGAGGCGCAGGGTGTGGACCTTGCCTTCGACAACTACCGCGAGGACATCCGCCTCGGCCACAAAAAGATATTCTACAGCGCCGACATCTGCCGCAAGGTGGTGGATGATAAAGGTGTGGAGCACTCCATCCCGCCGGACGACGATGTTGTGAGCCAGTTTGTGCATCTGCCCGGCAAAGAAAGCAGCCTTGACCAGACCAGCGAGTACCATGAATACAATCCCGACCTCCGCGTGGAGCAGAATCACCGGGCCGTGCAGGATATGCTGAACCTGTTCTCCTTCAAATGCGGACTGGGATTTCACCGGTACAGCTTCGAGGACGGCAAGGTCACGACGGCCACCGAGTACAACGGCAGCCGACAGGATCTCGTAGCCAGCGCCAACAAGAACCAGATACCCATTGAAGGCGCGCTGATCGCCATCATCCGGGCCATCCTCTGGGCCGCGAAGGACCTGCAGAAGGCCGCAGTCGTCCCCGACACTCCCATCTCGGTGAACTGGGACGACAGTTATATTACCGACGCTGAGACGCGGATGACCCAGATGAGGGACGACGCCCTCAGCGGCTTGCTGCCCCGCTACAAGTACCTCTCGGCCCGGTACGGCATCTCCGAAGAGGATGCCCGCCGACTGGCGCAGGAAGCCAAAGACGAAAACCGCCAGCCTGAGCTGACCTTCGGCGGGGGTGCCTGATGCTGGCCCCGGACTACCTCGACCACGCACCCGACCGGCTCATCCTGCTCTGGCAGCAGGCCGAGGACGACATCCTGCGGGACGTGGCCCGGCGCATCGGCAAGATGGACACCCTGACGCCGACGGCCAACTGGCAGCTCTGGCGCTACCAGCAGACCGAGGCCGTCCGCAAGGATGTGGTGAAGCTTCTGGCCCGGTATACCGGCAAGAGCGAGGCCGAGATCCGCCGCCTGATGAAGGAGGCCGCGACCGCCGCACTGGAAGCCGAGGACGAGATCTACTACCACTACGGGAAAGAGCCAACGCCCTTCGAAGAATCGACACCGCTCCAAAACCTGCTCAATGCGGGCTATCGGCAGACGGCAGGTAGCTTCTCCAACCTCACCGCCACCACGGCTAACACCGTCTCCGGGGCTTTCGAGCAGGCGCTGGACAGGGCGTGGCTCCAAGTGAGCAGCGGCGCGTTCGACTACAAGACCGCCGTCAAGCGTGCTGTGGACGGCCTTGCCGACTCCATGCCCTATGTCACCTACCCCAGCGGCCACAGGGACACGCTGGAGGTGGCCTGCCGCCGGGCCGTGCTCACGGGCGTGAACCAGACCGGCGCAAAGCTTCAGGAGGCCCGGATGGACGAGATGGGGGCCTCTTTTGTCGAGGTGACGGCTCACGGTGGAGCGCGCCCCAGTCATGCCGTGTGGCAGGGCAGGCGCTACCACCGGGGCGGGGGTGTGG